GCTTCTTTTGCGCCGGCTTCTTGTTGTTCTTCTTGTTGGTGTTACCTTGCTTCGTAGTTTTAAGCATTTCCTTGACCTGGTCATAATTGATATTGCCCGCGATATCCTTCGCTAATTTGATGATGCTCGTAAGGGCGCCTGCGCGCCCAACGCCACCCCGACGATTGTTGTTAGTCGTGGTGATCATTGTAATTGTTGTAAGGGATTGTAGGATGATATAAGTGAAAGTTTTATTGTGCCAGCCTAATATTATACAGGCTTTTAGATCCGCGCCTGGCCGTCGAGGACAGTCTGTGATCCGATCTGGATGACGACTTGTTCGATGTCTTCGATGGTTTTCGCTTCACTGAGAGCTTTGACAATGCTCTCGACCTCGCTGATGGTCAAGCCGAGGTCTGTACTGACGGTTCCCCATAACATATCATCGTCGGTACGGTCGTAAGGAACTGGGCCGTTCTTGACTCGATACCACATATTGCGGTCGAGCTCCTTACGAAAATTGTTAAAATTTAGTTCAAACTTGTATACACGCGCTACGGCTCTAATGTAGTCACCGACTAGTGGAACATGTTGTTCGGTAACGTAATAGCCTTGAAAGCGGTTAATCCTATATTTATCGGCGGGACCTACAGCAACTGGAATCTTAGCAAGTACAGTGCTGGGCCGCGCTAAATTGCATGCGGTAGTTAGTGGACAAGGGTAAATGCGACCTAAAAAGAAATAATCTTCATTATTCTTGTGGGGCAAAACCTTAACGGTCAACCCCAAATCTTTCGCAACTTGTTCGAATACCCCAACCCAACGGTCCACTTCAACAATTTGATCAATCTCATCTTTAAGGTACTTAGGCCCGATATTAAGACCATCATCGCCGTAACAAAGACCTATCATTTTAAAAGATTGAATTATGGTGAACCCCAACTTCCTAAAAGCACAAAATTTATAAAAAGAATTAACGACGGTGTTAATTGACGTAGTAAACCCGGACCCGGAAATGTTCTTGTACCCGCCCGAGAACTTAAAATCGCCGAAATGACACGTTTTGTCTTTGTCGTTGTCTAACGTTTCGCGAAGCTCGGGTAGAAACTCTACAGGGTCTTTTTGAGGATGCTGGTAAGCACGAATCATAACGCGCTCAAAAACTTCCTCACGAAGCCACTTAGAAATACTCTCGTCCATCTTTGAAAAATCCGTCTCAATAAAATAACGCTCACAATCTTGATCGTTGGCGAGCGCAGCTAATTCGCGTATCTTGTCGTAAATCTGTTTAGGTGATAAACCAACACACCACCAATCACAATACTTCATTACGAACTTGAATCCCCTATCATAACGGCCAGTGTTCCAAGTGTGACTAGTCTGCACGGTATTGATACCACGTGCAGCACCTGGCTTAATAGAGACCTCACTCTTCATAGTGCATTTTACTGGCCCGTCGCGAGTTAAGTGCTGTAACTCACGTTTGTTGCGGGCCTTCTGAGCTGGTGAATC